ACATATAAACGAATGAGGGAAGGAATCTTATTAAGAATGTGGAAGTATATCCCAGTACACCAATTAACAATAGTGCATGAAAAAACCAGTCAGGTAAAAAATTAAGAACCCACATTAGGAACCTTTCTTCTAAGAATCCTTCTCACTTTAGGCAGTAATGGATCAAACATTTTAACATTGCCTTGTCCAACATTGTTAGCTGGAGTAACTCCTGCACCACCACTATCACCAGCATTCATTGCTGCAATACCAAATACATCTTCACATAGTTGCTGTACTTGCTGTTCATCTAACTGTCTCTCTTCGCTTTCTTTCATTAACAAATAAGAGGCAGCCAATGTGCCAGTTTGAGACTGACCTCCAGGAACTTTTGCTAGCATTTTTTTGAGATTGCAAGTTACTATATCAAAGTACCCCCATGCAGCTTTCTGCTGAGCAGTCTTTAATTGTTTTTTCTTTTTGAGGACTTTGCCATTCTTATCGATGATGCCCATCTTATAAGCATCCCACTCTTCGAATGGAGTGTTGATTCTTTTGAGGAATTGGTATGTTAAGAACATATCAACCAATGGATTGGAAGACATCGATGGTACGTCTTTGATATTTTGTGGGATGTTAGCCATTGATTTGTCTCAACTTTTCTACAATTATTGGATCCATCACTATTTCTGATGTGATGATGTTTCTACCTTCTACATTATAAATCACATCGGGTAGAAAATTAAGGAGCAATAAAAACGGCTTCAAATATGAGCCGTAGTTATCCATCTTCAAGAATAATAATTTTGTTGCTGCTTCAACTCCAAACACATTGTAGATTACAATCAGGTGATTTAAAACAAGTCTTTCGTTTAGATCACCAGTTTCTTCATATCTTCCAAATAGTTTTTTAAGGTACTTGAATCTACTCAAGTCTTCATAAAATTCTACCGTATCAAAGAAGTGTGGGTTGTCATAATGTTTAGCAGCATATATCAAAGCATTCGCTTCATTCAAATCATCTATAGGCATATCAGAACGAGTTTAAGGTAATCCTCTTTAAAACATTGTTTGCTGTTGCAACATATAGATATGTGCTATCAAACATAATAGTACCCTTTTTAACAGTGATTGTACTGTTAGCTGGGGTCGCATTGTAAATTACTACGTTAGCTGCAACGTTACCAAGCAAGTTACCAACTGTAACATACTTAGTAGTAGGAGTACCTGATGGATCATCTACAATCACCATCAGGTCTTCTGCAGCCGGAGCTGCCAATGCAGACAGCTCCGTTATCTTTTTAGCACGATCACTCATACTTTATTATGCGTCAGGTAATACGTTATCATCAGAACCATCTGTAGAGATGGAGCTCATAGCAACCAATGTTTCGTACTGAACACGACCAGCACGACCACCAGTACCTTCAGTTCTGATTACCCATCCCGAGTGTGCAAGACCTTTGTTCTTAGCACCACCGATAGTAACAACACCTGTAGCTGTCTCACCAGTAATTGAGTGACCAGCTTGTGCTGACGTTGGGACAGAAGAGATATTAACTGCGGCACCACCAACATTAGTTAGAAGTTGGATTGCTGAAGAGTTGATTGTCTGAACAGCGTAAGTTGTGTTGTTCGTTAAACCACCAAGAGCAGTATTACTTGCAGCAACAAGGTATGTTACAATGTCGTTGTTAACGAAGAATGCTCTGTTTGATCCTAGTGAAATCCAACCAGTGTTAGTTGTGTTACCAACTGTTACTGCTGATGTGTTACCGGCAAACGTCTGCGCTGCAGGAGCGGCAATAGTAATGATTGGACTAGTAGTATATCCAGAACCATTAGTAGTAATATTAACAGCGCTGACTCTTCCCGAAGCGTTTGCAGTTGCGTTAGCAGCTGCAGAAGATCCTGTGTTATTAGAGCTGAAAGCAACAGTAGCGTTTGCAATGTAACCAGAACCTGGGAATGTAATGATAGCATCTACGACAGGACCGGTACCAACACCAGATTCTGTAGCATCAGCTGCGTACATACCAACGATCTGACCAGTGACAACACCGTCTAACGTTGTGTTACCATACAAGAGATTAGCGTTAGCTCTTGTAGGTGCTTGTTTAAATTGAGCTGGTGCAGAAATAACTGAGTTACTTGCTGCGTCCGAATTTCCCCATAATGGCATTTTTTACTCCTTGAATTGAGGTTGTGTTAGTATTTAGTCTTTATTAGATTGTAGCATATCGGAAATAAACGATGATTGTTTATAATCAATTAAGTTGTTGTTTGCCACTGTTCTAGTTTTAGGAGGCAGGGTTGCTACCTTCTCTCGCTTGGCTTCAATAGTGGGTTCAACTTCTTCCTGTCTCTGAATAGTAATTGGATCAGGTTCGTCTTTACCACGCGCAACGATATGCTGACCACCAATAAAAATAGGCATTATCTACCCGCTACTAATCTGTGAACAGACATCAGATTGTCGTACGACTGGTGAATCTCGTCGTGAACATTCTTTCTGTGTTCTGGTTTTAATCTCTCTGTAGCACTAAGAATATCCTTAGCAACCTTCTGAGATACCTTGTGCTTCTTACCATTTCTGAATGATACTTCAAATGGCTTTTGATCTGAATCAGCAGCTTTCTTTAGCTGAACATGAATATGCTGATCTGCTTCTACTCCGCTATCTGCATCATAATGTTCGCCTTCATCATCGTCATGCTGTGGCTTGGCAGCTGCAGCTGCACGCTTAGCAAGAGTGGCTGCGCTAGGTGGACGTCCACGTGCTTCATCTAACTCCTGTTCTTCCTTCATATTCTTTTCAGTAGTTTTCATAACAGCCCTCGTGATACCTCTAGACCTGTTAGCTAATTTTCTGGTAGCCTCTTCTTTATCAGATCCTTTACCTACACGGCTGATAAGATTTTGATGACCGTAATCAGGCACAGCACTATTCATATACTTTTCGATACTACCTTTGCTGATCTCATCAACCTGTTCAAGTTCTTCATTAGCCATTTTACCAACAGCTTTTCTGATACCAGATTGACGATTCATACTTTTTGCTAACGTTGGCAATGCTTTTTTATAATTACCTGTTCTTGTCATAGCATCATTCCAAGCTTCACCAGATCTGTAGGCTTGATTATGAACATCAGTAACAGCTTTGCTAACATAAGAAGCTAAGGTTGATTTCTTCAACTCATCAACCTGCTCAACTTCTTCTTTTGTAGTTTTTATAAGATTCTTATAAACACCAGTTGAATCTAATTTTTTAGTTGGATCAGCAGTCTTTGGATATTTTGCATTATATTCTTTACGAGACATTGCACCAGACATCATACGTTGAAAGTCTTGTTTTTGTCCCGGAGACTTCAATGCTTCTGTCATTTCAACTGCTTCACTCGTTGGCTTTGATCCTTTTAGTCTCTCATCGGCACGTTCCACACCAGAGAAACGATTCTCGAGTTTACGTCTTACTGAAGGAGGATTGTTCGAGTATTTGTAGTTTTTTATGTATGCCATGGCTTTTTTATTGTAGCCACTCACTGTTTCTTTCGAAACTTCGTCGACTTGCTCAACATCTTCCTCAATTCCAGCAGCCTTCTTTGATTTTTCCCATTGCTCTCTGTCCAATGGATTCATATCACTAAGTTTAGTGCTTTTACCAGCTTGTCCAGATTTAACTCTTTCTCTGAATTTATCAACATCCCTATCAAGAGAGTTAGCTTGATCCATAGACTTCTTTCCTGACTTAGACTTTTCAACCTCCGCATCCAATTCAGCAAAAGCATCATCAGCAAGACCTTCAGTCATTTCAGCACCACGTCCCATAGTAGAACGATGAGCTTTATACTTTCTGCCTCTCTTGTCTAATTTGAAATCAGACATCACGACAGTGCCTTCAATAATTTGTTTAAGAGTCTTCATCTCTCTTCCTTCGTATGCGGATTTGTACTTACTTTCAAATTCTTCACGTTCTTTTTTCTGCTTGGCAATAAGATCAAGTAATCTCTTTGCACCAGCATCCGGATCGTAGCCGGACTTTTTTAGTCCGGCCTTGAACTTCTCTTGTGGAGTTTTTGTTGGTTTCATTTTTTCTTTTTCTTCATTGAGTGCATATGCGACTCAGAAACAAGGATCTCTAACTCAGCTGTTGGAACATATCTTTCGATACCATGTTCAAACATAACATCATACCATGCAATGTTACCATTCTGATCTGGATCAGCGTGTTGAGTTGTGATTGTACGTCCTTCACCAAACGACTCACTCTTAACATGAATAGCACATTGATGCTCGTAGCTGTTTCCTGGAGTATCCATCGACTCTTTCTGTACAGGCTTTGAAGGTGTTTTTTGAGGTACTTTTGCAGTAGATTTTTCATCACCAACAATATGTTTAGTCCAATCAGGTTTCCCTTCTGGATACCCAAAATCACCTGGTTTTCTTTCTGGCCATCTCTTATCAGTAATAGTGGATAGTAGTGAAGCTGAAGGACCAATTGGAGTACCTGTGAATGGCTCAGCAGCATCCTGACCAATTTTAACTAGCTTATCTTTAACACTCTTAACAGTATCCATCACCCCTTCTTTGACCGCTTTTTTAGATGGTGGAGGCATATTAGCCTTACCTTGATTTGTCTGCTTAATAGATTCCTTTTCATCTTTTTTAGATGCATGCGTTGATGTAGATTCAGGCTCATCTCTGAACAATCCAACTGTTTTGCCTAACGTTACAATAGTGTTTGCTAAGCTTTCACCAACTACATTTGTATCCTCTTTCATCTTGACGCCACGTGCCTTGAGAACATCACCGTGAGTAATTAGATGACCTGGTGGAGTCATGGCTGCAAGGTCTTTTTCCTTCTCATTTCTTGGGGCAGATCCCTGAGAAGGTTTCTTCATGACTTCCATTACTGCGGTGTAAAGAGAGTCAGATACATTAAATTTCTTATTGATTGACATTTGGGTTTCCTCGTTAGTTTTTGAATTGTCCTGGCCTAGAAGTCCTTTTGAATAATCGAACTTGCGTTTTTTTTCTGGTTGATTTTCTTTTTCTGGATTACTGTTTACATTTTGGTCTTCTTTGTCACCAATGAACTCCATCGACATATTCTCAGAGTCAGCTTTGATCTTCGCATCAACTTCAGCTTTTTTTGCAGCCTTTTGGTTCGCAATCTCAGTATCTATACTGCTCATTTCCTCTGGGGGAATTTCAACAGACTTGGTGTCAACTGGTTTTTCCGAACTGGAAGGTGCGCTAGTGTTAGGGCTTATTGTAGCACTAGGAGTTACACTTCTTGTTCTTGTAGTTGTTGTTCTTACAGGGCCACTTTTTTTAACTTCGGGAGGACTTGTCTCACCTTTAAGTTTAGTACCAACCTTATATGGTCTGCCCTTTTCATCGTGCCATGTGAATTCCGTTTCTTTTGCTGCTCTTGCTCTAGCAAACTCTTTCTCAAAAGGAGTTAGTTCTTTTTTGACAGATGGTGACTTCTGTTGAGGAGCAGTGTTGGCTTGTGCTACTACTGTATTAGCCTTAGATACAGCTTTTGCCTGGACCACATTATTAGCCTGAGATACAGCTTTCGATAGAACTTGCTTAGTATTATTGTTAGCTTGAGACACTACTGTTTTTGGCACTATAGAAGTAGCTATAACCTGGTTATTACCATCTGGTAGCATTCTACTAAGCGTATTGGCTGAAAGAGTGTGTCTTATATCTCCAGCGTTGTTTGAGGTCTGTTTAGCTGCTTTTGTAACAGCAGCTACATTTTGTTGTGTCTCAACAGGTTTACCAGTAGATACATATTGATTGTATGAAAATTCTTTACCTCCCCATGATTTATCAGCTGCGATTTTATGTTTGATCACAGTCTCAGGAGTTCTTTCATAATTACCACCACTAAGTGGTGCTACTCCATAAGTTGGATTAGCAGAACTTTTCCTAATGGAGGTTGACAGCTCTTTACTTATTCTTTGCTGTTCTTCTTTAGATGGAAGTTGTGCAGTTATTCTTTCTTTTTTAGCCTCAGAAAGAATGTCTTTGATTACTCCGTAAACGTTTTTCATAGCACTATCTTCTTTTAATTTAACTGCAATTTCTTTACCGGTATTTGGATCTTTGTACGACTTCAATCCCCTGTTCCTTGCATCTTTGAAGTACCAATCCTTTGATCCAGGAGGATATGGATTATCAGAATTAGGATCTGATACTTGAGTTTTGACTTCAGGAGCAGCCTGCTGCTGAGTATTAACCTTAACTTCTTTTTTAGGAGCTTCCTGAGCTGGCTTAGACTGCACTACTGGAGCTGCTACAGTGTTAGCCTGCGGACGATTATCTTTGATCTCGTGCTGCTTTGGATCTATTTGAGCCTTTATAGCTGAGGCATCACGTTTGAATGGTTTATCCGACTTGTTACTTGCAACTTTATTTTCTACTCCAAAATCCTTGATATAGTTTTGAGCTTCAAGAGGTAGATGTTTAGGGTTTCCTGTTTTAATATATGTGGCAGCACCTACGTATTTAACTTTACCTTGCTTATCTTTTTCAATACCACCATTTGGTCCAGCATTGTATGAAGCCATAGCTTTTTTAGCTGCTGCTACATCAAGTTGATCTTCCGGTAGCTTCTTGTTTCTATGTGCGTTGTACCACTGACCAAGCTTCTTGATACCAGCATTCATACTCTTATAAGGATCCAAAAGATCTTTCTTGTGAACTTCATACCCAGCTGGAGTGTTAGTTGCATATCTCGGAAGGATCTGCATGATGCCAGTGGCACCACTATCTGGATTGACCTGATCTGTTTTCCACGTACCACCAGTCTCTTTATTAATAACGTGTTTTACCACATCGTACGGAACGTTGTGTACTTTGGAAAGTCTCTGAGCTTCCTTCTCTAGATCTTCTCTATTGTACTTCTCAGAGAGAATTTCTTTAGCAGATTCGTATATTTTTTTCATTTTTAATCTGCGTCGATAATCTTTAGTTTACGTTGTGCCTTGATATTTCTCGAGATGAGGAACTTGGTGTTATCAACATCTCTATCTTCTGGCTCTTTTGTTCTTGATGCTGGTGGCTCTGTCAATCTCTTTCTGATTAAATCAGGAGAAGGATTATCAAATACCATCTGGTCTGGTTTTTCGTATGACTTAATGTTATCAATATGTTTTCCAATATAATTTAACTTGTCTCCCAGCTTCAGATCATCACCGAGCATATAAATCTTCTGAGCAATCTGTTGAGCTTCTTTAGTGTCATCTGTAGACGATTGCTCTTTGGCAATAGCTTGCTTCTCTAGTGCGAATAGCTGATCGTGTAGGATAGCCATTTTTTCGAGCTTATCTGGATTAGTTACTGTTTGATCTTTATTGATATTAGAAAATAACTTCTGTGCTCCAGGGCACATCTCAAAGTTTTTAGTTTTATAGGTACCAGCAACGATCTGATCACTCTGATCTTTTTCGATGTGACCTCTGCCAAACTTCATACCCATAGGCATTTTTTGCTCACCAAGTCTCGACTTGCGAACAACGTCACGAATCACATTCTCCATTGTTCTGTATCTTTTCATTGCGCTCTCTTTAGAATAGATCTGATCATCCAAGCATGCTTCTTGTGAGCATCGTATCTGTCTTGAATAAAGTTAGATAATCCAATCTCGTTATACTCTTCTGCTAATTTGTATGCTTCCATTAACGTATTTAGAACGATCTGATTATCAGCAAGAAGAGTTGTCATCATCTCAGCAGCAGTTGGAGTATTACGACTATCTTTGATAGAAGTCAGTTCTGAAAACCTACTAAACGATCCTGGTGCATACTCACCAAGAGCTCTGATCTCTTCTGCAATCGTATCAACAGCTCCAAATACTTCTTCGTACAAGTTTCCAAGAAACTCGTGGTACTGAGGAAAGTCTGGACCTTCTACATTCCAATGATATTGGTGTGCTTTCAAGTACAGTGCAAAGCTATCAGCAAGCACTACCTTCATTTTTTCAATCAATTGTTCTCTCATATTATCACCATGCTTTGCAAGACCAATATCTTGCTTTTGTTTTAGGACCTGGCTCTTCACAATTGTGTCTTGCTCTGAAGCTCTTGCGACGAGCAGGGATGTTCTTCTTGATAGTCATGTTCTTGTCACCAAAGTTTACTTTGACAACATTACCCTGTTCGTTCTTAACAAACACTTTTGACTTCTTAACGTCACCAGCCATTGGTTTGTTTAGAGGAACATCACGACCTTGGTATTCTGCTTCCATGATCTTCTTTGTTTTTCTGCTACCTGTAACATCCGGATCATGCTTATCTAAATCTAAAGGAACTTCATTACCAGTTTCAGGTTTAGGATTAGGTAACCTCATTGGAGCATTACCATGTACTCTTATGTGTCTTTTGTAATCATCCCATGTGTCACCTATTTCACTAGGATCACCTTTAATGTCACCAGGATTTTTTCCATAGAATTCTTGTCTCTGCTGCATCTTCTTAAATGCATCAATCATCTGCTGAGTTCTCGGATTCTCAGGCGTAACATCCTTAGACATAGGATTGTATTGCTGCTCTTCTATGTCAGAGCGGAATTGAGAGAATGTTAGCATTGTGTACTTGCCTTTCTTCTTGCTCTGATAACACGTTGGAGCTGCTCTACAGCTTCTCCTGGTGTGTCTTTTTTATACTTCTTAACGAGTTTATCAGTACCGATGTCTCCTGCACCACCCTCTTCAGTTACCGAAGGATGTAGCTCAAATCCACCTTGAATCTTGATTCCAAGATCCGCTGCTGTGTAGGTAGTACTGTAACCTGCTGCACGATCTACGATGAAGCTTTCTTCAATAGACTCCTTCGCCATAATCTTTTCGGCTGCATTTTGAATTCCCTGACTACGTTTGATTGATTTGGTAAGTAGCTTATCTACTTTATCATAGTCTTTTTTAGTTTTTTTGTCTAAAGGCTTTTTGACTATCTTCATAGCCTTATCCATTCTATCTTTATCTTCAGATTTTGCAGCCCACAAGTATCTGTTAAGAAGCTCTTTGGACACTTCATTGACGTTATCAACTTGCTCTGCAGCATCAATGAAGTTTTGTTTGGTAGGTGCACCCTCTGATCCTGGCTTTCTCATCTTCTCACCAGAACCGGCTTTAATACGGGCACGCTTAGCGTGAATGTTATCCCACAAACCACCTTCTTCTAAACCAGTCTCCTCATAGACTTTCTGCTTGAGCTTCCTCTTTAGAGTTATTACAGCTCTTTTCTGCTTTTGCTGAGCAGTCATAGGAGTTTTTAAAATCTTTGTCTTACCAGAAGACTTTAGAGCAGTTCTTGTATAAACAGCACCTGGAGTTTCTCCAACGATCCTTTTTCTCTTACCGCGGATCATCACCGTCTTCTTCTCTTCCAAATAGTTAGCAAGGAAAGAATTGACTCTCTGCATAGCAAATTGGTTGACAGTGGCGTTGCCTCTTTCGTCATACTCTACAAGGCCTTGCTTGAAAACATTCTCTACAATCTCAATATCAACTCCATACTTTTCAGCTTTCCTCTGAAGTGCAAGCTGATTCTTCTCTTCAATATACTTTTCACGGTCCCATTCTCTGTGGGATACAATTGTAGTATTACTTGTGGTGGGTCTGGTTCTATAAGATGATGGAATAATCACAGACGGTGCTGTATTAGATACTGGTGATGTAGAAGTTGGTTTAGGTGTTCCATACACCCCAGACTTGGAATAGGTCTGAATAGAATCCTTACCTTTATTAGCCTGATTGTAAGCGTATATCTTTCTGTTTACACCTCTCTTGATATCGTTGATGGCATCAAGTCTTTTCTTTTGAATAGCTGTATCAATCTTTGCTTGATTTGTTTGCTCTTTAGATAGAGCAACACGCTGCTTCATGATCGCAGTGTGATACTTAGACATCTTCTCAGTATCAGGATTAGTTTTATTCTTACCAACTCCTGCCAGCTTATCAGAAAGAACTTTAGCTGCACCTACAGTTGTGATTGCTGCAGATTGAGGTGTAGAAAGTAGAGTTGCAGCTGTTCCAGCACCCAGTGCTGCTTTACCTAGTAAGCCAACAGCACGAATTGGAGAAGTGGCAACAGACAAAGCATTCTTAGCAAGCTCACCCTCACCCAACGACGTAAATATGCCGTTGAGGTCTTCTTCTGTGACTTCTTGTGTGCTTAATTTACTAACTAGTTTTTTGATGTCTCTTGCTTGCTTGTCAGCCTTCTTATCGATGGCTACGCGTTCTGTGGGAGCAATATAGACAAAATCTGGAGCTTTAAGTTTAGACTTAAGCTGTTTGATAGCCTGTGCGGCTTCTGTTTGATATTTTACTGGCTTTTCTTCTGGTGAAACCACGATAATATCGTTAGGGTTACCAGTCATTAGTGCCACATCTTGTGGGGCTTTTTTTCTCTTTTTCATATTCTTTCCGCAGGTTTACCTAGGCCTTACTGCCGGGACTTACTATTTATAAATTAAACTACTGCAAAGCAGCGATCGATGTGACCAAAGCTACCAGCCACTTCACTATATCCAAGAGGAAATAGTAACTGCTCAATTTCAGGAGTCATGGTCTCTAAAGTGATTACAGGCTTAAATTGAAATATTGTTTCCATTGCACCAACAATAACATTAGCTTCATATCCTTCACAATCCAGTTGAATGTAATCACAACGGTCAAGTGATAACTGGTCAATGGTAAAAACAGGAACGAGCTTATTGTTATCATTGATTGTTAATGCACCGCAGTTTGAATTACCAAAGTCTCCTTTGGCTCTTACAGAATCAACTAACTTGTTGACATCTCCAAGTGCAGCATTAATTTTAATAATGTTTTCTTTTTGACAATTTTTTACTAGGAAGTGAAAATTGAATGAATCAGGTTCAAATGTATACACTCTCTCAAATATATCAGAAAGCAATCTAGGATAAAGACCACAATTACCACCAGCCTGTACAACTACTTTCTTTTCTTTCACAAGGTCAAAGGCACTCTTAAGTGCATACCAGTCTTGTAGAGGGCCTTCCCAAGCTCCATCGTCTGCTTTAGGCCACCACCAACCCTTAACACCCTCTACTTCTTCATGTCTGTATTTAGAGTTATCATCAAATAAAGTGTTCACATTAGTCCTTACGCATATTGTTATAGATTTGCTTAATATATTTTTTGAGGGTTCATCATTCGCAGTAAATTGCCGGATGTGGAACCAACCATACCAGGCCCACCTCCACCACCTCCACCACTTCTTGATCCTCCAATGTTCATCCCATTTCGCACATCATTATAGATTTCCTTCGAGTGTGTTACGTTCTTTTGAATTTGAGATGGAAGTCCAGCTCTAAACTGATTGAAGTTTCCACTAGCAGCGTGTTGTCTCATATCTGTACCACTTACACCAGCTTTACGTTCACCAGTGTTTTTTACTGTAATTGTGTCAAAGTTATACTCACCATGGCCTTTTCCTTTGACTCCGTTATACTTATTGAGTAGTGTCTTATACTCTTCTGCTCTATCGCCACCACCAGCAATAACTAAATGTTTTGCACCTGTCTTCGCAATCTCTGAAGCGTGGTGCATTATAGTAGGATTTGTTTTTGATGCTGTTGTTATTGTAGTATTTTCAAGGTGTCCAAAAGCACGATTGAGGTGTGTCTGTTTTTGTTCTGGTGAAAGCGGATTCTTCTTTTCATCGTGAGAACCACTAGCAACAATATGGAGATGACCGTCAGCTGATGTAGCTATATCATGAGCAGCATTCACATTCTCTTCGTGACCACTAGTAATAGGGTTCATTCTACCAAATAATAGAACAGCAGTCTTGTCTTTTCCTTCTAATAGGAAACTTGAAAATCTTTTCATTATACTACCTTTGTTGTTACATTCTCACCCTCAACATGATGAGCATGGAATGTTGTGTTTGGATGGACCTGTTTTAATCCAACAAAAGACTTTAGATTGGTTTTACTATCATCGTACATATGAACATCATTGTATTTGTGCTTCTTTATATATCCGTGAATAACAACAGCTTTCTTTTCAGCAGGAGCACCTTCTTTACTGAGGTTACCAGCCCTGATGACGTGAATCTTGCTCATATCAATACCGTGCTTCTTGAATGTTCGTAAGAAAGTATTCTTATCATCAAAGTTAGCACGTGCAGTATTAAAGATTACATGATTGCTTGGATCAGCTGTTAACTTCTTAACATGGTTAATCATGTGTGGCATTGGCTTTGATTCTCTGTTGAACTTCTCAGCATTTCTAAATTCACCAAAGTCGTAGCTGTGACCAGCTGGTAGCTTGTGGTCATTAAACTCTTGATTTGTAAGAGTTTTCACTACTTTGCCTTGTGGATCCTTAACGTGGATCTTGGCTGTGGTATGCATAAGAGTATCATCAATATCAAACACATGGAGTGCTTTCTTCTGCACTGCTTCAGCTATGAATTGAGAAAACCTTTTCATCATTGTCTCGCTAAGAAGTTCTGTTTACTAAACTCATTTCTATCAACAAGTTTAGTTGGCCTGTTATTTACAACAGCAACAAACCCTTCTGGTTTTGTTTTAGTATCACCAATGTGATGTTCGTAATCTTGACCGTGTGACATTGCATTGACCAACACATCCTTAGCTTTTTGTAAGTGGTGGTGCAACTGGAATACGTTATTAATAGTCTCGTGGTTAGCTCTGATGTGAGATAAATCAGAGTTCATTGCTTGAGTCTTTTGATCTTTTGCTTTCTGAGTCTTTACTTTGTCAATACCCTTCTCATGTTGCTCTTTAACATGATCATAAAGACCTTCTGCAGTTGGCTTTGTATCTTCACGTACAGTCTTGTTGATGTAAGTCTTTACGTGCTCGGTGTGAGGTGCAAGGATATCATAGTGCTGCTTCTTAAGCTTCTTACCAACATCAGCAGCATCTTCCATATGACGTCTGAACTCTTTCTGAGAGTCTTCATTATAGTCAGCATTCTTTGTATTGTATCCATACTTCATTAAATGAACATCACCATGGTTAGCAAACCCAGAAAGATTTGGAGTGTAATTTGCTTTCATTGACTCAACATCCTTACCTTCATACCCTGTATGAACGTATACACCGATCTTAGAGTTCTTGATTGCTTTGCCTTCTGCAGAGTTGGATGGAGTTGAGTATTTAATTAGATTTGGTTTGAAGTGAACCTTACCACCCTTTTCACTTACATCTTCTGAAGTATGCATTACATCACCCTGAAAGACGCCTTTCTGAGGTGCAACCTTTGGAAGGTAGTGTAGAGCAGTCTTAAGCTTCGAAACTAGTCCAGGAGCGTGTCCGTGGTTGTTTTCAATGTCTTCTTCTGTGTAGTTGATCTTTGGGTTCTTGTTGAAAGCTGATTTAGATGCAACAAAGAACTTGCCAGTCTGAGGATGATGTCCAAATACAATACTTGGACTACCATCATATTTGGTCATTAGATCAGCACCACCCTTTTGGCCAGTTAGTGTCTTGTGCACAGCTGTCAGAGTATTCATAGCGTGCTTGTATCCTTCGACACCAGCATTGATAGGATGGTCTTCAGCGTGCTCAAGGTGAGTCAGCTTCTCTTCGTTAGCAGCTGATTCTTTTAATAAGAGGAATATGTGACGCATTATTTTACCGGCCTAATCTTAGATGAATCTTTTCTCATATTTGACATACCAATGCCACCTCTACCTTCAATGTTAGTGTTAGGAATCTTTCTTCCTTGCTCACCCTTCCTAACAAATATACCAACGTGGCCACCATGGGACTTTTCAAGATGCTTGATCATGTCATGACCTGTGTTATGGAAGTCTAGGTCAGAATGCATCTCAAGATGACCTTTGGAGTTTTTACCAATAGTAATATTACCGTGATGAACACCATTAATATTTGATTCACCGTGTTCCTTGGCACCAACCTCTTTTCCAAACAACGCTTGTCTCACAACATGCTCGTGGTCTGCTTCACCAGCGTGGAATTTATGGAACGCCATCTCACCCTGTTCTAAAGGTTTCTTGGCAATATTTGTTGCTAAACTTCTTGATGCAGCGTGCACAGATGCATTTTTCATATGCGAGAAACCACCGTACCCTGAAAACTTAGATGGGTGTGCACCAGCCTTGAGAGAACCATAGTATACAGGTTTGTCATGGTGATCATGCAAAACGAAATCAGCTTTGACATTACCCTCAACCTTACGAGCACCAGCTACCTTGTACTTGTTACCACCTATGTGAAGATCAATTGGCTTTCCACCGTTTGCTTTGACGTGAGCCTGAATTTGGCTGTGTAGAGACTTGATTTGAGCATCCTCTGACTTCAGATTCTCATACCCACCTGGCTTTTCGAGATGATTAACAGGAACAACCTTTGTTTTACCTTCGTGCTCTACATGAGCATGGTACTTACCATCTTTAGTAACAACTTTCTTTACCTTTACAGATGTACCCTTTGGAATACCTTCTGTATCTCTGGCAGTGTTGTACGTGTGCTGCTTGCGCATCTCAGGGTTGAGATACTTGTTAACATCGTAATCTGCTTTGGCACCAGATGCTTTCATAGGTGCACGTTCAATAAGAAGGGATTCAGATAGGAAGGTTGAGAATGATTTCATTGCATACTCCGTAACATTATCCAGTATTTATATCATAAAAAAACCCACCGAAGTGGGTTTTTATGAAGCAGTTTGAGCAAGGATCAATTAACCCTCGACACGAATCTTGGTTTTTCCTGAATCAGGGTCAGAAAAGCTGTGAACCGTTAGATCACCGTGCTTACTCATTACACCGTGCTTGAGCTTGGTAGAAGCTGCCATATCCATATCGTCTTTTTTCAAGTGAGCTGAGATAGCCTTAGCGTGGGCAGCAGGAACTCCCATTGACTTTAGGTGAGCAGCTACTGCTTTATGATTAATATCACCACCTCTACCAGATGTGAGATCTGCACCTTGTGGAGCTTTATCATCATCGTAAGTGTATGATGCGGATTCTGCCATTGATCTGAGACCAATTGTTTTAGCTTTCTGTTCGTGCACTGAAATGTATTCAGAGTATTTTTTCATCGACATTATTTCTCTCCAAAAGTGAGGTTAAGATGTACTTATTTATATTCTAAAAAGTTGCGTCCGCTACTCCTAGCTCGACGCATTCCTCTGCGGATAGCCAAACATCTGACGGTGGTAAGAGTTTTCGCTTAATCATCCGCTCATCCATTGAGCAGCTCTCTTTCATAACATCCAGCATACGCTGCTTGATGTACCTTGTTTCCTTTTCAGAGGCCTTGACATCATGCTCCTTACCTTCATAAAAGGTAGAGAACTGGTGTGACATGATACTTGTATTTTTAGTAATAAATCGCTTACCCTTGACACCCGACATGAATATGAGGAAAGCAGCACTCATAAGGCTGCCAACACCGTTTGTAGCTACCGGGATCTTGCTCGACTTCATTATATCAATTAAGCCGAATGCCTGGTAGAGATCTCCACCGCAACTATTAATAAAAAGGTTGAGCTGCTTGTGACGCTGAGCAATATTTTCAGCTAGGATCCATTTAATAACTGGTGTGATGCTGTTCTCATCTATATCACCTGTTAGGTAATAAGATCCTGAGTTATGGATGATCCAATCGACATCATCCCACACTGTTTGTGGTTGAAACTTTTCTGGTTCATTTACTTTGGACATTTTAGGCTCGCAGTTACATCGTTAACAAAAGAGGCATTGATTCCATTTGCTCGAAGAAACTGAGCCTGGAGTCGATATGCTTGACGTTCTTTATGATACCACATATCACACTCGTAGGTGAGACCGTGCTTCTTGGCTTGGATATGGTGGATCATTTCATGAATAATAATTGATCGATCGATAATATTGTTCTTATAATCTATTCGCTTGTCATAATATACAGTACCATCACTGTATATGGCAGACACAGAACAGTCCTGTCCGGGACAGAATATTTGCTTCAATTGCTTCTCGGTCTTTGGAACCATTATTGGAAGTTTGATTTCCTTATTATACTTCATCAACTGCTTTGCCTGCTCAAGCATAGGCAGGAAATCAGAATTAGCTCCGTGCGCAGCAGAGCTAGTTAACAAAAGAATAACAAATAGGTATTTAAACATGGGGTCCTCTACAAGAAAGTATGACTAATTATACAATAATGTAGTAATTTGGTCAACAGGTAAACCCCACTATTCATGCGTATTCTCGAAGATCAATTCCCATAGCATAACATTCTGTCACAAAATCTATGTAGAGTTGTTCTTCTAGTAACAATGCTTCAGCTTCCCACGGCTGCTGAAAGTAGTCCACATTACGAAATCGTTTGCCTTCCCATATATCAATCGTACCTGTCTTTAGGTGCCAGGTTCTCAGTCGCTTAGTAATGTATTGTTTAATATGCACTGTCTCATGAGCTAATGTAACAAGGCGATGCTCTAATCCAAGATCCTGATTGAGTTCAATAATAAACTCTTTACTGGATACTTTTTCACAAGTACCATCAGCTCCTAAGTTTGGCATTTGAATAATATGGATGGTGATGTTTGATGTGTCTTGGTTTAGTCTGCTGAGATAAAAAGAAGTAGCTCTTCTGAGGGTATTGGATAGCTTTTTATTTCTGAATTGTCTCGTCAATATCTTCATGTTCTTTCTTCATTTCTTTAATCATATGTATAGCTGTTATCACATCGTAAGGAAGATCAAACATCTTTAAGAGATAGATGAATAAAGTTTGAAACGTTAGTATGAATGTGGAGAGAAGAAACACCCAGGTAAACGTAATCAGAAATCCTACTGCGTTAAATAAACGTGTCAAAAGCATCTTTGAATTTGCCCTTCTCCTGTTTCAGTCTCATGCCTGTATCGGATTTGTCAAACACTGGTTTGTCATCCACGACATCTTCTTGGGCACTCTGCTCTACATCATACAGCTTCATCTTAGACCTGTCAACACCTATTACAAATCTACGATGCATCCCTGGATCGCTGTATCGGTTCTTTAACTGCTTGACCATAAACTGATTAAGATCCTGCAACTCTTCTGAACTGATCAAAGCAAGCATGAAGTCAGCTGTAGCTGGAAGGCCAAACGATTCACTCGTATCTTCCAATCCAAGATCACTACTAGTAAAACCACTTCTAGTAGTCTGAGTCGCTGTAACGATAGGTACATCAAACTCAACTGCCAGTCCACGTAGTTCTTCTGCAATAGCCTTAATGTAAGTGTAGCTGTTTACATTGGCACCATACTTCAACCTTGATGATACACATATATTTAGGTAGTCAATGTAAATGATATCTGGTTTGAAGTTTCTCTTCAACTTCAACTCATTCAACAGATGACGCATATGACCAGCACCAGCAGATGCAGTAGGATATTCTTTAATAATCAACTTACCGCTTGTCTTTTCACGTACACGATTGATCTTCTTATCGTATGCGTCCTTTGGTAGGATAGACAGCTCATCAACTGTGACATTGAGCATATTAGCATCAATACGTTCAGCAATACGCTCTTCAGCCATCTCCATTGTTATGTAAAGGACATTATTACCTTTGGAAAGGTTAGCTGCTGCACAATGACACATGAAGAGAGACTTACCAACACCAGTGCCAGCAAGTACCACGTTAAGTGTTTTATTTGGTAAACCACCTTTGGTAATCTTGTTAAGATATTCAAGGTCGAAAGGAACGCGGTGTTCTTTCTTGTGATAGAATTCGTATCGTGCATCAAAGTCTTCTAAGAAGTCGTGTCCGATGTGAGAGTCAAATGACACTGCAAGAGCATCGGAAAGTATTTGTGGGATTGCACCCTTGCTGTGCTTATCCTGATCGCTATCAAGAATCTGAATCGATTTCATGATAGCATTGTAAATTGCTTTATCTTGACAGAACTTCTCTGTCTGGTCTACCAACCACTGAATGTTCGTAGTTGGTACATCTTCTAGCTGACTAACAACATCAGCAACCTCAGCATAGTATGATGATATGGTCTTATCATTATCAAGCTCAATGTTTAATGCTTCCTTGGTTGGAAACTTGTTATATAGCTTGACAAAAGTATCGATACCATCAAATACTGCTTTGAGTTTCCTATCTTGAAAGTACTCGGACTTCAAAAAAGGAATGGCCTTACGGCCATACTCTTCATTATTTAAGAGGTTTGAAAGTATGAGTTTCTCTATCATATTGCTCCAGTAAAATTACAGTGGCACCGTTTGGTCTGCTACCTAAAAACTCAAGTAGGTCCTTGTCCCTAAAAAAGAACTTGAACCCTACTTGGTTTTTGTCATTCCTGAACGTCACCTTGTACTGCTGCACCTGCTGATCCATAGCTGAATTCCCTTTGCGCACATTCTTCCAGACGCTGCATGATCTCTTCAGTGAAGTATGCGCTTGGATTACTGTTGATCTCTTTACCAAATACCTTGCGTCCATCAGGCAGCTCATATCGATTGCCCGACTTAACAAATACCTTATGCTCTTCTGCAAAGTCGAGCAGACCAAAGTAACGGTCTAGGCCTTTGTCGTAAGTAAGTAGCACAGTTGCGTCTTGGTTCTCTTTTGAGAGCCGTGACTTGTACATTTTGATTTTGATTTGGTTACCGATGATGTCTCCATCTGAGTCTTTTTCTTTCTTTTTGGAGAGCATTGCAATAGTACTGGCAGCGTACTTGAGTCCAGTTCCTCCACCGATTTCTTTTGTTGGTACATACGATCCTACAACCTCATAGACATGGTTAGTGACAAGCATTGGTACTCTGACCTTTGCTAACTTAAGAGTAAGAACACGGAAAGCAGCTTTGATAACTTGCGACTTAGTCATGTCCCTAACATCTTTACCTTCCAACGAATCTTCCATCTCTTTAGTAGTAGATAGAAGACCGAGGCTGTCCAACACAAACATCATTGGTGGACGATTGTCTTGTTTCTCATATGCTTCTAATAGTTTCAGAGCATGAGTCTTAAACTTCTGAATTGTATCTGGTTCTGCAATAATAACTCGATTGGTATCAATACCTCGAGACTCCATCATTGCTTTCGTGACCGCGGCTTCTGTGTCGTAGTAGACGACTGCTGCGTCTGGGTTCTTGTCAAGGAAGGCTCTAACGATACCAAGTACGAAGAAAGTTTTACCAGTAGCGGACTCTCCTGCAAAAGCAGTAATCTTGTTATCAGGTACGCCACCATAGAAGCTACCAGAGAGAAGAGCGTTGAGAATGTAGCTGCCAGTATCAATACAACCAGTAAACTCAGCACTACCAGTGCCGTCACTGGCCAAGTAAGTATCCTCATCACCAACCTCCTTAATCAATGCTTTCAAAAAACTCATGTCATTTTCCTTATCTTGTTTTTGTCGATAGTAATTTTACTACGACTTGCTTTGCCAGTCAACTCTTGCAACTTCTTGAATCTTTTCTCAGCAGCAAGATCTTTATTCACTTCAATGTTTGCAGCTCTGGTGTTATTCATCTTACTGATTCTGGTCTGACGTATCATACCCATGTTAGCTGCAATAAGCAACAGTACAGCAAGTGGATCAAATACAGTCACGATCATTATAATAACCCAGCGGACCGTTTTCTCCAAAAACGATTCATCAGCCCTATCAATAAAAAGTTCCGCGATGTACTTGATTGGACCGACCTCTTTCTCGACTTTTTTGACCTGTGATACCAAAGGGGATCTCTCAGCACTAAGCCTCCCAACCTCTTTTTGTAGAGTAGAAATTTCTTCCATGAGGTGGCTACGGTCTTTCTGTTGTGCTTTTCTAATTTGGAGCGAGCGTTCGGCCCCCTTAGAATCCGTCGAGCGTGACATAACTTGATCAACTGCTTCGTCAAACTGTTTAAGAAGTTTACGGTTGGCTTCGATGTTCTCATTTAAGTTTTTGATCCTCTCATCATATACTGCAACTTGAGCTGATAAGTCTCCAACAGATGCAGTCTGTTCAATATGAGCTTTTGATAGGTATCCAAAAGTGCCCATCGAAGTAATCATCATTAGAATAGCAACCGCAATCACGAGATAGTATCTAATGAAAGCAGGAGCATGATTCCAATTACGGAATGCCCAGGAAGCTGCAACAACTTTAGCAGCCTCTAACATTGAGCCCATAATAATGACGGGCCAGTATGAGGCTGCAAAGATTGCAGTCAGTCCAAGTATGGAGAAGTATGCCGCTACGGTTGATAGACCAATAGCAACAACTAAAGCAATATAGTTAATCATTTTCCACTAACTTGTTTACCTTATCAATGAAGGCCTTCATCTTTTTAGATCGATCTGGCCAAAGAATGTACTCTTTGTCACTATCCTTAGCTAGGTTGAGTAGCAATGGCATAATAAGTTTATAAAGAGCTTCCAGTTTATCTTTATATTCTTTGGAAGTCAACGACAGTTCTTGTTCTTTCTGCTCAACCTGCTGTTGGAGCTGACGCTCCATTGATTTGAGTTCGTCTTCACTAACAGCAGAAAAACCAAAGTCGTGATCTTCTAGATCAATTTGTATTTTACTCATGGTAGTTCCTATTGGAAAAAGTCTTCGAGAGTTGCTCTGGTACTGTATTCAGTTTTCCATCCAATAACTTCAAGGATAGATCGAATCGGTTCAAGGAATGCTTTATCAAACTGCATATCATAATCAATGTACTGCTCAATACCGAGCTCCTTAGGTGGTGCTCCGGGACAAGATATAACTGTGTCTCTGGTTGGATTGGGTCTCTGTAGATAGGAAAACTTGATCTTATCTCCATCCACAATAAGTGGATATTTATTCCTTATGTTTTGGTCAACCAACATTTGATTGTAGATCAGAGACCCCTTCACGTGAATTGGAGTACCTTTTTTGTATATTAAAGACTTTTCAGCATACTTCTTGAGATCTCGGACTCCTCTTGGGAACGCAACCTCCTCAAAAGAAAGAGTATTGAACTCTCGTCTAAAGTTCTTGATAAATTCAATAATATCTTTCTCACTCTTGTTCATGATAATATTGAGAGCTGTCTTAATGTTCTTCCTACAAGCTGCTGGTGTAGATGAACGGACAGCTTCGATACCTTGAATCTTCAGTTTAGGTTCAGCGTACTGAACACCCTCATTATTATATACATTCAGAATGTAATGCTTCTTACCAGTCCAGATTCCTTTGTTAGCGATAGCTTCGCGTTTCATGACCATCTTCTGGTCCATGACCTTCATGTAGGTGGCAAGGTTTTCAAACGTCTTATCAATAAAGGGTTGAATCTTCTTTTCACACACATCATCCAAGAACTTAACAATCCTCTCGTTATCAGATTGATCTTCACCAAAGACACTATCAACCAATCGCTCAAGTCGAATGTACATCGAGTCAGTATCACAAGCAATCACATAATCTTCATCTTCTGTCTTAAAGAGTTTGTTCAGATAGGCATTGATATGCTTCTCCATCCAACGAATAGAAAGCTGACCAGACATTGTGATGGCTTCTGCAAGGTTACGCTGATACCATCTAAAGTAAGTGTTACCCAAAGCACCATAAGCAGAGTTCAACTGAATCTTCTTGGCCATCTGCATATTATTGCATCGAGCAATCTCATTCTCTAAAGCTCGAGTCGGAGTCTTCTCGTATTGCTTCTTTGCTTCGATCATTCGCTTCTTCCAAGCAGAACGGTCGTTGTACATATTATCCATCAATGTAGGCAAGAATCCTTTAAAGTCTTTATCGAACAAAGCTCCATTGGCACCCATCGTTAAGTTTTGTGATTCTAGTTTCTCTGAGAGATCATCACTTAGCTGATTACCAACAAGACCTTCTATAGTGATATCTGGTTCCATACCACGGAACGTTTCGGGACTAATGTTGTACTGCATGATAAGATGAGGATACAAAGAGTTCAAGTCAAAAGAGCAGACCCACTTATGCAGGCCAACTTGCGGATCTTTAACATAAGCTCCAACAATGTTACCCATTCGCTTATCATCCTCGATTCGTTGTTCAATCGACTCTGTCTTAAAATGAGGAACGACTATCTTCTTGTCCATCAGATAGTTTGCAATGATTACATCCCAAATACGAACAGTTGTGAATGTATCAACAAAGTTTACCTTTGCATCGTAAGCGATTGCAAATACTTGCTCAATAAATTTAAGCTTCTCTTCTAACTTATCCACGAGCACAACGTCGTGGATGTTATAGTCGACAAACTTCTCAAAGTTCTGTACGTAGAACTCATGCATCGATTCATATTCAGAGTAGTCAAGTTTCTTTTCTCCAAGTTCATACTCTGCAATATGGTCTAGCTTGTATGACTCTTGTGGAGTATACGAGAACTTCTTGTAGAGAGCAAGATAGTCGAGAGTAGCAATTCCAATCAAATCATAGACAGTAGCACTAGCATATCCAGCAATCTGTCTTTCGTTCACTAATCCCCATGGAGAAAGTTTCTTCGCTTCCTTGACTCCCAATACGTTGGATATTCTAATATAGAGATATGGGATATCGAAGTTCTCAATGTTCCATCCAGTAACAACATCTGGTTTCCATTGATCTGAGTTCCATACTCTCAAGAACGTTGTTAGCAAATCGACTTCGTTTTTACACTGATGATATTTTACATCATTGGACTTTGGTGTATATGGTCTAGTGCCAAGCACAATACACTTACCACGCTTTCTCATGGAGAGAGTGATAATCTCTTTGTCTGCAGTAGCAATGTTAGGAAAGCCGTACTGAGTTGAGGTCTCAATGTCAAGCGAAACCACATTGATTAGATCAACATCATAATCCATGTCACCTTTGAAGTTCTCGTAGATGCATTGGTATGTGAATGAGGTAGTTCCATAGACCGGAAAGTTACCAACTTCATCATATCGCTTAATGAAGTCTCTTGCCTCTTTAGAATCAGTGAAGTGCACGGGCTTCACATACTTACCATCAATAGTTCTGAAGTCTGATAAAGTTTGAGACGGTAGGAACAGAAAAGGGGAGTATGACTGCTGGTGCTCAAAACGAACACCGTTATCATACCCTCTTAGGAATGCAGTACTTCCGTTGACATGGACATTAGTATAGAAACGCATGACACCTCACTTTAAACCAACATTATACTGCAGTACATTTATTTTATCAACGATCCTGCTGCTGCAATCTGAATACCTGATCCATACATCTTGTTATAGTTGTTGATTAGGTCAACACCAGGATCCATGGAAATAATAATATGTCTACCTCTGAATACATGGGTTTTGTCTTCTGTGTATGGTGCAAATGGGAAGAGGGAAAGACCGAGTCCAGTTTGAGTGGGTACCATCTGAACGATTGCTACATCCTTAATCTCATAATCAACATCTCCATCGAGTGTATTATGAATTGTAACTACTTCACCAATTAGTTCTTCACCAGTAACTAGTTTAATAATTTTGATACTCATGTTTGTCCTTGAAGAAGGGGGACATTGCGTCCCCCCATATTAATAACGAAGTGCGGTGTGCTTTCTTTCAATCTGCTTCATACGATGTTCAAGATCGATATGATCTACAGATTGATTTAAGTACTGAAGTTCTGTTTTGGAAAATTGAGCTGTGCTTGGTTCGCTAAACAGAAAATCTCTCGTCACCTTGAGAATGTTCTGAAT